GAAGGGATCCCCGAATGGAAAACGAAATGGGCAACCACACGCAGGTAGCTCCCCCGAAGGCCCCGCATGAGCGCGGACCGATCTGGTCCTACGTGATCGTTGGGGCTGTCATGTTCGTTATCGGACTCGCGATCGGTGGTTTCAACTCATCAGCCACCCCGACTGCTGCCACGTCGTCGCCGGGCACGGTTCTAGCGCAGCCTCCGGCCGTCGCACCCGTGCAGCCCGCGCCGGAACAGAAGGTGATCGAGGTGCCGGGCCTCTCGGACGGCAATGACTACGAGGTGGGCCACACCCCGGGTAACATCCCTACGGGGCATTACCACACCGACGGCAAACACGAGGACGGATCGGTGCCCTACGCAACCATCTACGACGCCAACGGCCGCGTTGAGAAGTGGATCAACATTGACGGCCCGAGTAACATCACGCTCAAAGACGGACAGAAGTTCTCGACGCACGGTGGCGTGATCTGGGTGTACGATGGAGATGTGAAGAACTAATCTAGACCGCAGTCTGCCAGTCTGCCAAACGAGGCTCACTCGAATGGAGGGCTGGCATGTCTGTAGGTGTAGTAGGGTATATCTTCATCGGGTTGGCGTGCATGTTCGGACTGGCGATAGCTGTCGGCCGATATTTGCACTGGCGGCAGGGTCCGTATTGCGTGTGCGGTCACGGACGAGACGCTCACGAACACTATCGTGCGGGAACCGAATGCGTTGACTGCGACGTATGCCCGCAGTTCCGACGTGGGTAGGCACAGCGCCGACCGACGCGGTCACGTCAAAGGGTTTTTCATCCTGGTCGGCTCGCTCGTCGGGATGTTCCTCGCGCTGTTGGTGGGGAGCGTCGTCGCGCTATCCGGGCTGGCTGGAGGCATCCTCGGCATGTTGACGATGGGACTATTTTTGGTCTCCATCATGGTTTTCTTTTGGGAGCTCGTGCTTCGTGCGGACGATCTGCAAGTTGATGTGCCCGCCAGCCAGCAGGCCGACACACGTCGCCGCGATCGTAAGGCAGCTGTAAAGGGCGACTGGATCACTGACTACGACTGGATTGGCGAGCAAGCTCATCGCAGTCAGGGCTATCACCGTCAGGCAGATAACATATATTCCGCGTCCCATGTACGCCTCAGCGAGCCAGGTACCACACCGCTACAAATAGTGCCAGGCAGACGACCGTCGCGACTCCGAAAGCGGAAAGCAGCGTGACGGCTTCGGATGGGGGAAGGTGAATGTAAGTGCGAGGTGTGTCGCACTCACGTGGAATACTTCTCCCACTCTCGATTACGCAGCGTTCAACGTAGGTTGTAGACATCGCAAGCGATAACCGTGCCGGGGTTATCGCGGTTCCCCTCGATCGTCACCATCCGCGCGCCAGCCGGGAGAGGGAAGGGGATCTGGCTGTTGTTCTTGACCCCGGCAGGCTTGCCTGGTGCGCCGAGCAGGTTCCAGGTCCGACCCTTGCCGTCGTTGGCCGCGATGTACACCTGGCAGCTACCCCACGCCGTGGAGAAGCAGGCCCACGCCGACTGGGCGATGTTCGAGCCGCCTCCGGCCTCGCAGGTGCGCTGGCCGTGGAAGTCGTAGCGGTAGCTGGGCGGAACAGCGGGCTTGCCCGGAGACCCGGGGGTCGGCGGAACGGGCGGCTCGGCGTCGGGATCGCCCGGGTTGGGCGGCACCTCGGGGATAGCTGCACTGCCGGGATTGGTGGTGACTGTGTCGAAGAAGATCAGCATCTGGTTTTCCTCATCATCTGCGAAGTCGGCTGGGGCCTGGGGAGCGGGAGGAACCCCACCTCCCTTACTGACGGCGGTGCGGAATGCGTTCATATCGAAGTTGGGGTCGATCTTTCGACCCGGGGGCGAACAGACCTCCTTGTGTCCGGCGACGTGCGCGCCTGGGAGTCGGTAATAATCCTGTAGTGACTTGCACAGCGCGGCATACGCGTCGTATTGGGCCTTAGGCCAGGGGTCGACGCCGGTTGCTTCGGCTTCGATGCCGATGCCGGAGTTGTTGTCGCCCCACGGAACCACGGTGTTCCCAGCGTGGTAACCGATTCCAGCCGCTACCAGGTAGACTTGCCCGCTGCGCGAGAGGAATAGGTTGCAGAGCGGTCCAGGCAGATCGCTGCGCCCGTAGACGCAGGTATTGAGACTGGGGGTGTCGCCCGTCGGGGGACCCGCTGTGTGGTGACAAACTACTCCCTCCACCGGCCCGGGGGTTCCGTGGCCGTAGGTCTTCCAGCCGCTGTATCCGACTTTGACAACCAGGCCGGACGCGGCCACTGCTCGGTCGAGATCATTCCACATCGGCATCGGGGGAGCTCCCTTGTATGTCTTCTAACTCGATGGGTCGTCCAGTCGGATCGGGGGTGCGCCAGTACCGCGTTGCCGCTTCGGCTGGCATGACACCGACGCTGGACCCGTGGGCGTAGACCATGAGCGACACCATATCACCAACTGACGCGGGCGGTTGCTGACCGGCGTAGGGCTCTCCGGTAAATACGAGAATTCCGTCGTCGATGGTGTACGTCCACGTGTTGGGGAGATTGGGGACGGGTTGGGCGTTGAGCCACTCGGCGATTGCGTCCTCGTTGCTGCCGTCCCACTCCATCCACGCAAAGCCGTCACTACTGAAGGCTCCGAGGTAGAAAGGTTCGCTCATGATAGTCTCCTAGAACCGCAGCCAGGTTGCCCGGAAGTGAATCGTTTGGCCGAGTGGCTCTGAGTTTTTGTTGCCTTGTGAGTTGTGCCAAGCGTAGACGTTGAGCGCTGTCCCGATACCGAATCGGCGGACGCAGGCAATAGACCATTCCTGGGTGGGGCCGGTCGGGCCGCCGGATGCAGAGACGGTGTTGGCCAACACCGCGTTGGTGTTGAACGCCCCAGCCAACCGGAACGCTGCGGTGTTGTCCAGGCCAAGCCAGATCCCCGCCGAGTAACCGTCCTGCATGCCGTTGAGTCGGAACCCGGCATCTATCGCCCAGATCCCGTCGCGGTTTAGCGTGAACTTGGCATCTGGCGTCGACCCGCCCGTGGCGATACCCTTGGTAACATCCGGCGTGGTAGCCATCGCTGTCGGGAAGCTCAGCGGTCGGTCACCGCTTGGGGTCAGCGTCTGAACCCCACCGTTGTAGTATTCAGCTTCGTGGCTGGTCCACAGGTTTCGAGCAATCGCCGACTGCACGACTGATGTCGCGTTGGCGAGAAGGTTCAGTGTGGCCAGTAGCAGTGTACCCGCTGGTTGAGCCGGAGCAACAGGCGAGGCTGCTGGTGTTCCAGCCAGAGCGTAGATTTTGGCTCCATAGAGGGAGCCGGAATAGTCGGCGTCATCTACGGCCATCAAGATTAAGTCAGTGCGCGGTAGTGTCGACACTGGGTTAACCGTCACGTTGACGACTGCGTCGCTCATGATCGCGTAGGCGCCACCGTCCGAAGCCGGAGTCGGGCAGATTGCGCGGCCGGGGGAGACTTGAACGGTCATGTTGGGCGTGGCCTGCTGCGAGACCATCATACCACTGACGATGCGTCCAACTCCGGATAGAGGGTCGGTTGAGTAGTCGAGCATCAGCCCAGTTTCGAGCCGGTCGTCGAGCGCGTTGTAGGCTCCCGACTGCAAGTATAGGCACTTTAGTGTCATGGTCTCATCCTGCGATCTGCTGTCGGAGCGTCCAGTCGTCTACGATGTAGTTCCACGGGATGGTAGTACCCGATCCGTCCGACGGTGGGGCGCCCGTGATCTTTAAGTAGACCCCGAGGTCCACTGCGGCGTCGGAGAATGCGGCGGGGGTGGTCGCACTAAGCGGAGTCGTCGCGTTCGCGCCCAGGTTCACAGTAGCGACGTCGACGTCAGTGATGGTGCCACCTGCGTTGCGCCACCAGACGCCGAGCTTGGCCACTGCCGGGACGGTGCACTTGGTGGTCACCTGCGCGTTCCACTTGACGTTGCCGCCCGACACGCCCATGCCGTATGACCTAACCTCGGATGACAGCCCAACCTGCGTGATGCTGACGGTCTTCCAATAAGTGCAACGCAATCGAGCGTCGTAAGGTCGAGCGTAGCCGTAGTAAGTCGGGTTAGTGGTCGGACCGGGCCCGAACTCCAGCCCTCGGAACGTGCCGTCCCGGATCCGGTCGGCAATGCCGCCGATATTGATCAGGTTGCAGGAGCCCATCAAATAGCGGCCTGGCCAGGTGAAGCGGACTAGGTCGGGGAATGAGTTGGTTAGCGGCCCAACCGCGCCTGAGGCCGGGGGTGTGGCCACAGTGTGCGCACCGATGACGGAGGTGCCACCCTCGGACCAGAACCAGTGTTCCCAGAAGATTAGCAGGTCAAACGAGATCCAGTCGCCCGCGATGGAGTTTACCGCGTCAGCGAACCCAGCCGGATCCCACCACAGATAGGAGCGGGTGTTGCCGTCTACCGCGTCAAACTGACCCTGGAACGCGTGGTCGACGCCATCGGAGCCGAGCGCTGGCTTGAAGGTATTGTCGCCCTTGTAGTTGCGCCAGGCGTACGGGGTGATGTCGAAGGATCGTTTCTCTCGGTTAACGACCGGTGTGGAGGCCGCGTGGCTCATCTGATAAGACCAGATGCCGGAGATTGCATCGGGGCCGGTAACCAGAATGCCCTTCTCCGGGAACGCCCAACCGTCTACGCGCTTGTCCTCGTAGCCCGGGTTGGGTAGCAGATTTGGCCCGTAGACCAGTGCGGTTGTGCCCTGGGCGGGACGCTGAGCTGCGGCAAGGCGACGTTCGGCCGTGGATAACCGCTCCTCGGTCCGGGTCAGCCACTCGGATAGGTCCACCGTGCGCGCTACGCGGGTCATATCGGAATAATCACCGTTCCGTCAATCAGAGCGGGTACCATCTGTACCTTGACTTCGTCCCGCTGGCCTGCGTCAACCGCAATGGAGGCGATGCGTACCTGGATGTCGTAGCCCTCGACAAAGGCTGGGCTGGGCGGCACAATCAGCCGACAGTCGTCGCCCACACCATACGAGCCCAACACCGGATCCTCATCGGCGTCGGGCACGCTGATGGTGATGGTCAGGATGACCCCCGATCGGGCCGCTTGCTCGGCTTTTGCCTTCTCGTTGAGGGTCGCTTGGACCGATACGTCTGTGAAGCTGAGCGCGTCCTCCATCCGCATCCAACCTGCACCATACATGAATCTAGCTTCGTAGGTGGAGATCAGCGGGTTGGTTGCATCGGACGAGTTGGTGCCCAGACAGTCGATCACGGTGGTTGCAGCGGCTGCGTCCTCCTGCCAGTACTCGATCTGGCAGTTCACGCCGACGATGAACGTGATGTGGCCTTGGTCAAGGGTGCGCCCGAGCCGAGGGTAGCCGACCCGCATCTGGTCGGACCACACCCCGTTAACAAACACGGGATCGTTCTTAATGTCTGGCCCGTCGATGACCCCGCATAGCGCGCGGATCATTTCACCGTAGCTCTTGCGGTCGTAACCATAATAGGAGCGATCCCGGCGTACGCCCGTAGTCACGTTGCCGACCATAGTCACACCTAGGTTACCGTAGGCATCCTGTTGCGGCAGCGTGAACAGCGTCGACAAAATCATCGCCTGATCGATCTGGTTGAAAATGATCGTCTGGCGGATGCGCCTCCGGTCCCAGTAGCTGAGGACCTCCTCGCAGCCGATGGTCATTGTGCCGGACGGATTCATTTGGCGCTTCCAGAGGATGCCGCTCCACGCAGGCATCGATCCGCGCAACACCCCGATCATCACCCGGCCCGGAAGTAGGATGTCCGTCATTCCGCCTTCTGTGATGGGAATGGTGGCGGACATCTGACCCGCGCTGTTGATTCGCGCCTCATAGCTGAGAGTCGACCAGGGTAGGGTGGCGATGATCGCGCGGGTTTGCATGCTCCGCACAATCAATGTGGTATCGATGCCTTCGTTCGGTCCCGTCATAGATTCGCCGATTGGGTAGTCACTCGACAGTTGCCCGTCCCGGACTGCGCGAATAGGCGGATGGTCCATGTGCCGGGCGGAATCGCTGGCCACTGGGCACCCGGCCCGAGTAGATCGCGCCGCTCCACCCCGTTAAGTAGCAGGTGGAAGTCGCGGGTCACCTGGAGCACGTCAGACGGTCCCAGCGACACGGTCAGCTGGAACTGACTAATACCCACCACTTCGATGCGTGGATTAAGCAGCACACCCTGCAGTATGCAATCGCATGGTGCAGCGACGTTGCCCGTGTTGGTGAGCTGTCCCTCAGACACGACCTGGCTTGCGGGTGGGTATTGCCAGCCCTTGGGCGCGACGTAGTTCGGGGCGCCGGACGTCAGGGTGTAGCCGCGCTTGTAGGTTCGGCCCGTGAGCCGACCCGCACCCGCAATCAGCGTGACGGACTGGAGATCCCCGGTGTAGACCTTGGGGTCCGGGCAATAGAACTCCAGATGAATCTCGCCCAGTCGCCAGTCAGCCCCCATATCACTCGGCATAGCCGACCGCCGAAGCTTACCATAGACCTGCCTCCCGTCCGTCAGGATAAGCCGTTCGGTAGTGCGGCGCGAGGGGCTCATCTGATATAGAATCGCCTTGCGCTTCGCCTCCAGATCGGTCGGAGACGAGCCCTGGATTCCGAGCGACATTACGATGGTGCGCGCATCGACTTGATCAGTGCCAGTCCAGGTACCATCCATCTGCGGCCGGTCGAGGTCCGACGTCCGAATCGGCGCCATGTCGTCGATGCCGGTGATATCCGTGACAGGATACGCGGTGCCCGGCCCGAAGAATAGGTTACGCCACTGGCCCTGCTGTGTGCTTCTCATGCACTAATACACCCTCGCCGCAGTTAGCACCAGGTCGAGGAACCACACCGCGATCCCAGCCGATAGCAGCACCAATGCGTAACGAACGATTGGATCCGGTCGAGACGCCACGAACGACGCACCCGCAGCTAGCAAGAACGCTAGGATCAGCAACACGATGTGAAGTGGGTTCATGTCTCCTCCTAGGCGGGTACCAGACCGCCAGCCTTGGCCTTCCATAGGATCTGATTGACAACGTCGTTGGCGTTGAGCTGGGTGCCGAAGCTGCGGGCGTCGATGTTGAAGCTTTGCCCGAAGCCCTGGGCCTGAATCTGGCCCGTGGGGCTGATGCTTCCGGACACCTGCTGTCCGCCGATGGTCGCGCTGCCCTGAACACCCTTAGCGGCAGAACCCGACACGTTGTAGTTGATCTTCTGGCCCATGATATCGAGCGAGCCCGCTGCTTGGCCACCCTGCTTGACCATGGTGATGATTTGGTCGAGCTTGGACCGAAGCTGTGGTAGCAGATCGTCGAGGCCCTTTTGGAGGCCCTGCATGATGTTCTGGCCGATCTCGCGGAACACACCTGACGGAGAGTGGATGTTAAGCGCGTTACGCACCGGTTCCGGGATCAGGTTGGTGAGGTAGGACACGATTTGGGGGCCGAGCTGCTGTAGCCCATTGAGCAGGCCGTTCATGATGTCCCGGCCCATGTTGACCATCTGACCGGGCAGAGCCTGTAGCGCGGCCATAATCTTGCCGGGTAGCGCCTGGACATCGGCAACGATAACGCCGATGAGCCGCACCGACTCGTCGCGAGCGCGGTTCCACCCGACGACC